CCTGGCGACGCGCTGATGAATTTGATTACGTTTGACCGGACGTGGCTGCGGCCGTGGGCGTTTTACGGGGTGGAAGACGACACGGTGCGGAAGGACCTGCTGGCACTGTTCCCTGAGGGATGCTACGTGGGGTTTGCCGGAGATGTGTACTGCGAAGCGCGGAATGAAAGCATGGACGATCACTGGCGGGTGCTGCACGCGCTGCCGGGAGATGGGCAGAACCGGCCGAGTGTGGGTGATTCGCTGGTGCAGGTGCAGGAGCGGTACAACGCATTATCGAATATTCAAGCAGAGACGTATGAGTACGGGATTCCGCCGATTTACGCCGACCCGCAAGTGTTGGACTTCGACGCGATCGGGAATCAGACGGCTGAACCAGCGGCCCATTTTCCGGCACGCGCGCGGCCAGGGCAACCGTTAGCGGCAGGGTTTTTCCAGCCGGCGCCGGCGCAGGTGCCACCGGACATGATCCGGCATCAACAGGATTTGATTGGGCCCGTGGCGCAATTTTTGACAGGAATGTTTCCGGCGCTGTTTGGGGGAAACATGGAGGACGTAAAGACCGCGAGCGGGTATGCGATGGCGCGGGACCAGGCGATGGGGCGGCTGGGGCTGGTGTGGCGGCGCGTGAAGCAGTTTTATGCGGACGTGATGCTGCTGGGAGTGGATTGCTTTCGGAAGAATCGGCCGGGGGACGTGGATGTGCCGTTGCTGGGTCCGGACGGAACGCTGGATGCGCGGATGATTCGCGTGGCGGATCTGAAGGGGAATATTTGCGTGCACCCGGAGGCGGATGAAACGTTTCCACGGCTGAAGTCGCAACAGCGGGGCGTGTTGCAACAGTTGTTTGGACTGAAGGATCCGTTGATCCAGGAGGCGCTCTCGGAGCCGGCAAATATTGGGTACATCAAGAACGTGCTGGGGCTGACGGAGCTGGTGGTGCCGGGGGAAGATTCGCGGAATAAGCAGTTGCGGGAGATACAGGTGCTGCTTGCTGGAGCACCGATCATTGTGGGAGTGCCCAGTGGCCAGCGACCGGCGACCAGTGAAGAAGAAAGCAGGTCCCTCGCTGACGCTCCCTTCGACTCCGCTCAGGGCAGGCGGGATGACAAGGACAGCTTGAGTGCAACGGCGGTGCTGCCATCGGTGCCGGTGGATGTGCTGCTGGATGATCATGCGGTGGAGTTTGAGGAATGCAAGCGATGGGCGAATTCGGAGGCGGGGCAGGCGGCGAAGATGACGAATCCGGCAGGGTTTGCAAATGTGCGGGCCCACGCGGAGGCACATTTGAAGGTGGTGCAGGCGCAGGAGGTGGCGCAGGCAGTGAAGCAGGGAGGGAAGAGCGATCAGTGACCGGGGACCAGCGACCAGGAAGCGAGAGAAGAGGAAGAGTTCGCGTTCTCTAGGGATGACAGAAGAGAGGGCCGGCTAGAAGCCGGCGCTACATTTTGTGTGGAGCGAGTTTCAGAAATGTTGGCGCTTGGGGGGCTTCAAGGCTAGATGGAGAGTTCGACGATGAGTGCAGGGGATCCAATTTTGTTAGAAATGGCGAGCACGGGTGCGGGGAGCGACGTGTTTGCGTTGACGGATGAGCAGATTATTGGGGTGGAGCCGGAGACGCAAGCGGGCGCTGACCTCGAGCAGGCCGATGGAACAAGCCGGCAAGATGCCGGCGCTACCAAGACACGTGCCGACGGAAATGCGGCTGACGGGCGGTTGGTCGATGGGGCTGGGGAAGGCCTCACCCCTGAAGGGGTGAGCTACAGACCTCAAGGGACAAGCGACAAACCCGAGGGGATGAGCCCCAAACCCGAAGGGGCGAGCAACGGGGACGCGCAGGCGCAGGAAGTGCCGCAGTGGTTGGCGGAGCGGATGAGGGATCCATCGCACGGGGTTGAAGCGAGGGAGTTGTGGGACGGCAAGCAGAGGGCGGAGAAGGAAGCTGCGGCGTATCGTGAGGTATTTGCAACGCCTGCGGAGGCGCGGACACTGAAGGAGATTTATCCCGGCGGGGTGAACGAGGCGAAAGCGGCGGCGGAGCGCGCGCGGACGCTGGATGAGATTGACGCGGCGTTTTATCGGGGCGATGGTGCGGCGCGGGCGCAACTGGCGCAAAAGATGATGCAACAGGATCCGGCGGCGTTTCGGGAGATGGTGGAGGCGGGAGTACGGCTGCTGGGGACGGCCGGCGGACAGTTGGTCGATGGGGTTGGGGAAGGCCTCACCCCTGAAGGGGTGAGCTACAAGCCCGAAGGGATAAGCGGCAAACCCGAACGGATAGTAGGCAAAGGCGACGGGACAAGCCACAGGGACGGGCACGGTGCGTCGGCGAACGCTGCGGTGGCGCCGGAGGTTGTAAGCGCTTACAGGGTGTTTGAGAAGGCGGCGAATGCGGAATTGGAGAAGAGCGTTGGCGGGGCGATTGCGCGAATGATGGAACAGGCGCTGCCGAATTTGAAGATGATGGGAGCGAATGGACGAGAGGGGGCGCAAGGGTCTGCGCCTCTGCAGGAACGGTTGGCAGGGGCGGTGCGGGAAGAGATTGAGGCGGCACTGAAGAGTGACGGGCAGTTGGGCGAGCAAGTAGGGAAGATTCTGGCGGGGCGACGTTTCGATGACGGAGCGCGAGCACAGGTCGTGCGGTTGATTGATACGCGGGCGCAGCAGTTGGTGCCGGGAGCGGTGCGACGGGTGGTGGGAAGTTGGACGCAGGCTACGCTGGGGGCGCACGGAACGAGACGGAACCCGAGCGAGGTGGAGCACGAAGGATTGGGTGAGACACAACGACGTGCTGCGGCTGCTCTTGTGCGGAAGGAGAACGAGCGTCAGGTGTCGGGGAAGAATGAGAAGACAGGCGTGGCGCGAAGGGAAGCGGGGACGAGCCGAGGGCGGCGGGTGGATTACGGGAAATTGAGCGATGAAGAGATTTTGGGGATGTGAGGGGAAGACAGATATCAGCGATCAGATATCAGATATTAGGAAATGGTTGGTCGGCGCGGCTTCGGTCGCGCCGTTTGTTTTATGGGAAGAAGACAGGAGTTGGGTGGATAGAGAGTGAGTTGAGGAGTGGCTGAATTGGCGGTCCGCCTCGGAAGGCGGACCCTACAGGAGAAACCCAAGAGCCGGCTGGAAGCCGGCGCTACCAGGAGTTGGGACGAGGTTGAGGTAAAGCCTCGCCAAGAGAAGCAATTCGGAAGAGTTTGGCGCCTTCTCGCAAGACGCCTGATGGGGCTCCAGTGGGCCGGCCCAAGGGCCAGCACCTACTTTGAAGCGGGGCTCGTCAATTTAAGGAGAAAAAAACAATGCCAGCACAAGCAAACGCGAATGTCATCGCGTTGCAGCTCGAGAAGGTGCGCGACAAAGTGCCCCTGCTCTACGAGCGCGACGACATTTTATTGACGATGATGCAGCAGCGGGGTGACATCGAGCGGATTTCGAGCCGCAACATGCGCCTGCCGCTGCAGGTGAACCCGGGAGGGAAGGCCGGGTCGTACAACGCGGACGGCGGGGACCTGGGCCGCGGTGCAGGAACACAGTACGACGTGGCGCAGGTGTCGCCGATCTTTTTCCGGTTCGCGATCGAAATCACGAAACTGGTGGAGTATTCCACGACCGGGAAAGAACGGGCGATCGAGAACGCAGCGAAGAGGGAAGTAGTGAACGGGATGAGGCAGTTCCGTTCGTTCCTGGACAAGTTGATGCAGACGGCCGGGAACGGAGTGTTGGGAACGATCAGCTCGGTGAGCGGTAACACGTTCACGATGACGGTGCCGAACGGCGCAGCGCTAGTGTACCCCGGACAGACGATCCAGATTTACGACGCCACGTTGACGACCAACCGGAATATCGCGGCGAGCGTAACGACGAGCGTGGTGACCGCGGATCCGATCACTACACAGCAGATTACGGTGGACAACGTGCCTAGCGGAACGATCGCAACAGACGTGATCGTACACGACGGTTTGAGCGGAGCACAGCCGGTTTCGTTGTATGGGATCAAGTACCACCAGAACAACGCGACCACGGGTACATGGTTGAACCTGAACCGCGCCACGTATCCGGTGCAACTGGCTACCCCGCGCGTAAACGCCGGCAATGCCGCGTTGACGCCGGCGAACGTGCGACTGGCGATCAACAAGGTGAGGAAGGCGTTGGGGATCAATCACCTGAGCAAGCTGATCGCGTACATGGCGGTGGAGCAGGAACACGCGTGGGAAAACCTGGGGATCACGGTGAGCCAGATTATCAAAGAAGGCGGCGGTGGGAGCGGAAACGATCTGGATTTGCTGTTTACCGGGCGGAAGACCATGAGCGGGATCCCGATCAAATCCAGCGTGAACGCGGATCAAACACGCGTGGATTTTCTGGATCTGTCGCATTGGGGACGCGCGGTGCTGAAGGACATCGATTTTTATGAGGTCAACGGCAACACTGTGTTTCCGATTTACGGAGCGAGCGGCGGAATTGCTGCATCGTTTATTTTCTACTTTGACACTTCCTTTCAGGTGTGGGACGACTCGCCGAGAAGCGGGGCGTACATCGACACGTTGGCGCGGCCGAGCGGGTACTAGTCGGGAGTCAGTAGTCGGTAGGTTGCAGACGAGAGGTGAAGGAGGTTGAGGAGGTACAGGAAGTAAAGGAGCAGAGACGGCTGCAATCGTAGCAGCTGGTTTCCTTTACTTCCTTAGCTTCCTACACCTCCTTCATTTCAATTTAATCCGATTCGAGAGAAATACATGATTCAGATCGTACGAGAGAGGCATGAGACGCTGGAGAACGTGGCGCGGCGTTTGGCGAATGCGGGCGGACTGAACCGATATGGGGAAGCCAATTACCGCGTGGTGTGGGGATGGAACCGGCTGGGGTGGATTGGAGGGAAGTTTGAGGACCGCGACGAACACGGGGAAATGGTGCGGGAAGTCGTGGAGCTGCGGCGCGAGCCAAAGTATGCAGCGGTGAACCGATGGCACGTGGAGAGATGGGTGCCGCCGGAAGCGTATGGATCACCGAGGGAGTGGTACGCGCAGACGATGGAGAGAGCACAGGGAAGAAACGTGCCGGCGCTGGGGCCGTACCCAGAGCGCGGGGAATATGAGCACTGCTTCACGATCCAGGGATTGAACGGGGAATTCGTGCAGTTGACGCCGACGATTGTGGAACATGTAGCGCGGGCGATTGAGTGGTCGCGACGGATGCCCAAGGCGAAGGGGCGCGGGCGGCTGTATGAGAGAGAAGCGCGAGAAGACAGAGCGTATGAGGCATGGGCAAACGACGTGCTGGATGATGGAATGCCGGCGCTGCACGGACAGACGTTCGTGACGGTGGGATGAAGCAACGAAGTAAGGAAATAAGGAAGTAAGGAAAAGAAAGAGACGGCGGTTGGTTGGAGATTCCATGAATCGCGTAGAGGTTTGGTTGAAAGGAATGCTGGCGGCGGGGATCAGCGGAGCTGCAGGCGGGATGATGACGGGATTGGCCGCCGTGGGAATTGACCCTGCGCATTTTAATTTGCAGGCGGGCGTGGGTGCTACAGGGAAAATTGGGGGAGCGGCGGCCCTGATCAATGCGGTGATTGGAGTCGCGGCCTATTTGCAGAAATCGCCGCTGCCGGAGAAAGGCCAGGGAGAAAGATACCGCGAAGACGCGGAGATTGGGGAAGGGCGAAGAGAAGAGCGAAGGCCGTAGAGGTCCCGCCAGGGTGCTGCGGGGCTGCACGCCTAGTGGACGCAAAGTCCGGTGGCGAGAGATTAGATTGAGGAATGGCTGAGTTGGCGGACCGCCTCGGAAGGCGGTCCCTACATGGAGTAACCCAAGAGCCGGCAAGATGCCGGCTCTACAAGGACACGAAAATGCCAGTTGTAGGATCGAGTGCGTATAACACGGCGGGACAGATTACGTCGCTGGTGCGATCACTGCTGAACGATTCCCAGGGAAACTTGTTCACAGACACATTGCTGCTGCCCTACCTGAATTCGGCATACCGGAAAGTGCAGCGAGCGATCGGGAACGCAGGCGCGGGTGGATTCATCCAGGATGACGCGTTGCTGGTGGTGATGGAGGTGGCGGAGCAGGACGCTTCGCTGCAGGTGTCGATCACAGACGCGACGGCGCCGCCGAATCAGTTGCCGACGGACCTGCTGGTGCCGCTAAAGCTCTGGGAACGGGCGAACGGATCGAGCGACGATTTTATTGAGATGGTGGACCTGACACGACACGGGGGATTGCCGTCGCGGGTGCAGGACATCACGTTGAGCGTGTGGGAATGGCGTGCGGATGGATTGTGGTTTCTGGGAGCCACGCAGGACACACAGATCCGGCTGCGGTATTTGAAAGCGTATCCGGATTTTACGGATGCGACATCGCCGGTGCTGGTGAGAAACGCGCAGGAGGCGTTGGCGTACGCGACGGCGGCGCTGGCGGGATGGTCGAGAGGGAGCCCACTGGCGGAGAAGTGGGACGACGCGGCAAGCGATGCGATCGAGGACCTGGTGGTGGCGGCGGTGAGGAGAGAGCAGCAAAGTAGCAGGAGGAGGAGACCGTACTCGTCGAGGAGTGGGTATGGGCCTTGGTGAGGATGGGGAGGAAGTGAAGGAAGTAGAGGAAGTAAAGGAGAAGAGGGATGGCGATAACGATTTCATTGAGCCCGTTGAATGTGGATTCGAGTGCGAGCAATTTTGTTTATGCGATCGCAACGTTGACGTTTTCAGGAAACTATCCGACGGGCGGGGACACAATGGACTTTACGACGGTTGCGGATAAGTTGCCGTCAACGACGGTGGTGCAGGCTTTTGCGGAAAGCCAGAACGGAAACAGCGGGTATTACATTCCGGTGCAGGGAAGCGCGTTGAACAACTGGAAACTGAAGGCGTTCGTTGGTGGGGGAACGGAAATTGCGGCAGGGGCGTACCCGACGACGGTGACAACGGACATCGTGCAGTTGAGCATTACGGCGAGGAAGCTGCTGTAGAGGGCAACCGGTAGCTGAGGGTCAGGCGCGAAACTCATGTCTGTAGGGCTGATTTCGCTATTTTCTGCCGAACTAGGTCACGAAATGCTGCGATGTCCGTCCCGTTCGTGAAGCATCGTTTAGGAAGAACGCTAGCGAAGTTAGCGGCACTGTAGAGCAGAAAGAGGGAGCGAGTTTCTTTCGCTCGAATGTAGGCTGGCCATTTCACAGTGGCGTTCGCGAGTGGACTTTCTATCAAGATCTCCTCAGGTGTAAAGACATAGTGCCGACGGCCGTGCATTCCTTCGGCTCGCAATACTCGGCGCGTTCTAACGGCAGCCAATGAAGGAATCAAAACAACAATGATACTGCTCCCGATCACGAAAGGCTGAAGCAAGCTACCGAGGTATTCCGCTAACTCCGATTGAGGGAGTGGCAGAAGTTGGTACAGCTGTGCAAGCAGATAGACAACAAAAGCGAGACCTACAAGCCCAAGCAAATAGCGCACAGCCAATAGAGACATGCGGAACATAGCCCAGAAGAGGTCACGAAAAGGCAAGTCAACGTTGAGTTCGATCCGGGGCGCTGGAATCATCTCGACAAACAGAGATTAACAGACGTTTAGCGTAACGGCCACTCCTCATATCGGGAACCGATGCGCATGAGGCAATGGAATCTAATGATACGATCAAGAGCTGTGAGCGGGATATTTTGGATGATTGTTGCGGTGTGGCTGCAGGTTTGGCCGGGGATGGTGAAGCCGGCGCAGGGGCAGGGCACGCGCAAGGACGACATTGTATTTAATTCGCGCGGAGTGCCACTGGCGGGAGCGAACGTGCGCGTGTGCGCGATGCCCGCAACGGGGCAGCCGTGTTCTCCATTGGCGCTGATCTATTCCGATGCGGGATTGACGCAGGCGATGGCAAATCCGACGGCGACGGACGGGATGGGGAATTATTTCTTTTACGCGGCGCCGGGGCAGTACGAGATCGAGATCAGCGGGGCGGGAATCGCAACGAAGCAGATTCCGAATGTGATCCTGCCGAGCGATCCATCTGCGCCAACGTTCAACAGCTTATCGACCACCGGCGGGATCAGCGCATTCACGCTGAATTTGAGTGGAAACTTGACCGTGAACGGAAGCACAACGGTGGTGGGGAACCTGGCGAGCGGAACGCTGAACCTGAGCAACCAGGGGACGGCACCGGGCGCGGCGAGCGCGGGGACAGTGAACCTGTACACGAAGAGCGCGGATAAGCGACTGTACTACAAGGACGAAACCGGGACGGAGATCGGACCTATCTCGAATGCAAGCGGCGCGCAAACCAACGTCGCGAATACCTGGACAGCGACGCAAAACATTGATGCGGATTTCCACACCAAAGGACCAAACCCGACCTGGGACGTAACGCGGTTTGGCGGGTATATCGGAGTGAACTACAACACGTCGACGACGGGAAACATCAGCAGCGGAAGCGCAACGTTGACGGTTGCTTCTGCGCTGGATTTCGCGAATGGGCAGGGAATTCTGGTCCTGGGCGCGGGGCCGGCCCCAGTTATCGCGACACCGCAAGCGCCGACGGTGACACCGATTGCACAGACAGGAAGCACAACGCTGAATTATTGCGTAGTGGATACGGATTGGTTCAACGGGCGAACACCGTGCAGCGCGGTGGGAACGACGACGAGCGGGTTTTCGGCGTTTGGGTTGCAGTCGTACACGATCTCGGGGTGGTCCAGCACGAATGGAGTGGTGACAATCACGACGAGCGCGCCGCATAACATACCGACGACGAAGTACAATGGTGGCTATCCGCAGATCGAAGTGCAGCAGGGCTCCACAAATTCGGGATATTGCGAGGGCGCGTGGACGGCGGTGGCGGTGCCTTCGAGTACCACGCTGCAATTCACACGGTACGGCGTGCCCGACACAATCATGAACGGATGTGCCGGAGGGACATTGCGGGTACTGCCCAGAGTGGTGCTGAAGTGGGACGCGCACTACACGCTCAATGTGACGAACGCGGCCTGCAGCGGAAGCGGTGCGACGCTGACCTTGAGCGGATCGATGGAAGGGCCGAACGGCACATGGGAACCGCCCTATGGCATCAAGGCTGTGATCTCCGGCGTGTCTGATTCTCACTACAACACGACTTCGGTGATCGTGGGGTGGTCGGGACCGAACTTCAATAATGTGAGCTATCCAATCGTTGGAGGGACGTGCTCGGGAGTGAGTACGGGCAACCTGGGAGGAACCCTCTCTTACGTTCCCGGTAAGGCGGTCAAGAACCACCTGATTTACCGCTGCTCCGGAGCATCCTGCGCTCTTCCGTCGAACGCGGCGAATTATTCGCTCGTGGGCGTGGCCCAAGGGAATGACGGGTACTTCGTGGACAACGGGACTTCACCATCCGTGGGGGGCATAGATTTGGGAGATGCATCCTCAACACCGCCGTCCACTGCAACGAACGAATACCTCAGTACGACGATTGCAAACGGCGGCGGCACAACCTCGCTTACGCTGGCGACGAGCGCAGCAAACAGTGTAAGTGGAGCAAAGGTCTATCACGACAACACCCCGAATCTGCTAGCCGTCTGCGCGGCAATTCCGACCGCCAGCGGATACCAGAATGGAGGGCATATTGTAATTCCGGCAGCGACCTCTCTTGCCGGGCTTGGCTACTCCATGTTCCCGATCATGGCCAACTTCGATATGTATGGGAAAACTGGAGGCCCGCAGCGGAGTTGCCCGAGCGGCGTGACATTTGATTTCCGTGCGCAGCCCTGGCTTTCGGGGGCAATCCTTGTTGGAAATGGCGACAACATTATTTCTGACCAAGGCGCGTCGACTTGTAGTGCGCCCTTCTACAGCATGGGGGCATCACTGAATTGCGCTTTCGGAACATCGTATCCGATGCTGTACTTTGAGCCCGAGCAAGCGAGCAACAACTTCTTTCAGAACTTTATATTTTCGGTGAACCAGCCTTACCAGTCCGTGTTTTTCTACGACCAGGAGTTGAATGGGGACGGAGTGGTGTCTCAGCGGTATGAGAATGTGCACGCAGGAGGAAACGCGGGCACACAACCCATCATAGACAAGGGAGGGTTTGGGAGATTCTGGAACTACGGCGGATGGTCGTCAAACGGGGGAAACTTTGCGATTTCGCGGACTTATGCGTTTACGCAGAATTGCGGAGCACCTACGTACCAGCCCAGTGGCTCCGAGCTTGGTACCTACATTATCGAGACGCACGGAACTTACAACTTCGGGACAGCGACGGTGGAGAGTTGCGGGCAAGCGGGGGGGAACTGGACAAACGCGACGTTCAACAACATGTTGGGAGAAGGTCTGTATGGTCCGATGTGGTTGTTCAACACGTATCCCTATGGGATTTCGGCCGTGACGTTTAATAACGCGTCCTATGCAGACCTCAATGGCGGCTTTGCGACACCGCTCTATGATTTGACAAACTCATTTTCCGCGGGCGGAGTCCGCTGGCAGGACAACGAGTGCGCAACGGGCCTTCAGACGCTGCTGGAAACGGGCACTTCGACCAATTATGGGGGAGTGAACATCAGCTCGGCGGGGACGATGTCGTGCCCCTACCTGGGAATCCAGAACTACCGCTACGAGAACCTGTATAACAGCTTGACGGTGGAGAGTAATTACAATCGGGAGCTGCTGGGGAATGCACAGATATTCACGCCGATGGCGTTGCCGGCGAATTTTCAGAGCGTAACGCAACTAGGAGCGGGAAACGTGCCGGTGGGGACGTACACGTATTGCTTGACGGCAATGGACGCGCTGGGAGGGGAGACGGCCACGAATCCGGCAGCGTGCACGCAAATCAACGTGACGGGACAGGCGTCGGTGGTGCAAATGATCCTGCCAGCAGCCTTTCCGGCGGGTGCGGCAGGAGTGAACCTTTACATTAACGGCGCGCTGGCGAACGCGAACGGATGCATCAAGCCACAGTACACGACGCCAGGAGGCACGTATACCTACAACTACGCCTACATGTGTGGGAATTCACCGCCAACGGCGACAACAGCGGTGTCGGCGGCGTTGAACGCGACAGCTGTTGCGGCACCAAAGCTTCTGTTGAACGGAGAATTCACGGGGTCGGTGGGACGCGCCGAGCAGAATATTTTCTTGCCGGGGGCACTGACATCGACCTGGACGGCATCGTCGTGGACGCCGGATAAAGCGGTGACGGTCACGCGGATCCAGGTACAGGCCAAGACCGCGCCTGCTGGCTGCACGACGAACGCAGTGGTGAGACTGACAGATGGAACGACGCCGGTGAACCTGACGATCGCGGCGGCGGGGAATGACACTGGAGGGATTACACAGAATTACGCGGCGGGAGCGACGATCACAGTGAGCGTCCAGACGGCGGCGGCGGGGTGTACGACGGCACCAGCGGATGCGAATGTGACGGTACAGTATCGGATGCAGTGAGGGCGAGGGACGAAGAGATATCAGATATCAGTGATCAGATATCAGGAAGCCGCGATCAGCGACCAGTGACCTGCGACCAGGAAGAAAAAGGAGCGTGCCCCTGATGAGAACTGGGGGCGCTCTAAATAAGTTGGGCATCGCGCCGAGCTGGGGCGCAGCAATGCTGTGCCCCTACAAGAAACAGCGAAAACCTAGAGGATGCGCAAAAGTGTTGCCGTGAGGGTGTGTCGACACGATGGCAGAAGTTTGCCTTCCGGATGGATGCCGGAGGGAAGGAAAGAGGGCGGAGGATGAAGATGAAGACGCAAAATGACGTGGTGAAACTGGTGAATATTTCGACGCAGAAGTGGCCGCCGCGGCAGAGGACATATCTGGGGTCGCTGAGTATCGCCTCGCCAGAGCCAGGGGAGGCGTATGCAATTACGCCCATTCAAGGATGTAAGGGAGTGATCGACCTGGGGGACCGGCACACCATGGAGTTCGCGATCACGGCGCAGGAGATTGCGGAGGATCTGGCGCGGGAAATCAATGGAGATTCGGGGGAGGGAAGTTTCCACGGCGTGTTCGTGGCGGCTGGGCCGGAACCGACGGACGCGGAGTTAACGGATGCACGGATGAAGCTAGAAGCGTTTCACAGGCGGTTGGTGGAGATGGCGGACCTGGAATGGGAACGGTCGCACAATCCGATGTTTATTACGGACCTGGAGAGGCGCGCGGCGCGGGAACTGAAGCTGGATAAGCCGTGGCTATACGACCCAAAGCCACAGATGGAGTGCCCGGCGTGCGGAGAGAGGATTAAGCCGGGAGTCGCGGTTTGCCGGACGTGCGGAGCGATTCTGGATCGGGAGAAGGCGGCGAGGTTTGGGCTGGCCAAGGGCGAGGAGCCAACGGTGGAATTGCCAGCAAAGTTCTTGGAAAAGAATAAGAAGGGCTGAGAAAGAAAATGGGCGGCGATTTCTCGCCGCCCGAAAACGTGCATTGGGCACGCCTGACAAGCAATTAAAGGATAGCAGACGTACCGCAGTTGTCAATGGGCGCGTTGAAGGCGTGTGCGGAGAGTGGAAGACTCGAACTTCCGGGGCTGCAGAGCAACCCTCAACGCTTGTCAGGCGTGCCCAGTACCCCCACTGGGAGCACTCTCCGAAGCGCGCCTGCCCTGGTATATATATCACATAGTTAGTTAGTGAGACAAGAAATGTCGACGCTTGGATCAGTGGATGCACCGATTGAGATATTCGGCGGGCTGGTGACGGATATGACGCCGGCGGATCTGCCGCACGGGGTGTCGCCGGATTGCCAGGACGTGTGCTTCAGCAACGGCGGCGTGACAACACGACCCGGGCTGCAGGCGCTGTTTGGACCGCTGGCAGGGAACCCGACGGTGAATTACCTGAAGACGTACACGACACCGAACGAAACGCAGCGAACGATGGCATTCGATGGCGGGGGGAATCTGTATAAGGAGATTACGCCTGGGACGCTGACACAGATCGCGAGCGGACTGGCGGCCGGATCGTATGCGAATTCGTGCACGATGTTTGGGCGGGAGTACCTGGGGATCAGCGACGGGATGACCGGGAATGACTTGCCGCGGCAGTACGACGACACGAATTTCGATCGCGTGAGCCAAGGGGGGCCGGGCGCAGGGCCGACAGTGGTGGACGAAAACGTGATTGTGGGGATTGCGGCGAGCCCGATCGGCGCTTCGCAAGCGGCGGCGGTTGCAATTGTTGCTAGCCCGGGAGGAGCGACAGAAAACGGCTACCTGGTGACCATCACGACAAGCACGGCGCATGGATTGGCAACGGGACAGACGGTGACGATCACGGGAGTGGGAGTGACCGGATACAACGGGACATTTCCTGTGCTGGCGGTGCCGAGCTCAACGCAGTTTACGTATGCTGCCGGGGCGACAGGGCTGGCGAGTTCGGGCGGAGGAACAACCGCTTCCGCGACGGTGACGATTCAGACGGCGGCGACGCATGGGTTCGTGGCCGGACAACTGGTGACGATCAGCGGCGTAGGAGTCACGGGGTACAACGGGACATTTGCGGTGGCGAGCGTGGTGGACTCGACGCACTTCACGTACAGCGCTGCGGGCGGCGGATTGGCCGTTTCAGGTGGAGGAACTGCGGCGGCGGCAGGGAATGTGGCATCTGGCGCGCACCAGGTGTGCGTGATGTTCCAGACGCGGCAGGGGTATTTGACAAAACCGGGGCTGGCGACGAGTTGGACAGCGAGCGGCGGGAAGCGCGCGGTGGTGACGAATATTCCGACGGGACCAAGCAATGTGGTGGCGCGCATCTTGTGCTTCACGGGAGCCGGCGGAGCGAGCTTCTTCTATGTGGGTGGAGGCGGGACACTGTTCACCGGGAACATGGTGATCAACGACAACACGACGACTTCGCTGGTGGTGGATTTTTCCGATCCGATTCTTCTGGCGGGGACGAACGTGGACAACATGTTCCGGTTGGTGGAACTGGGCGATTGTGCTGGAGTGATCGACTACTCGGAGCGGCTGTTCTGGTGGGGCGAACGGAACAAGATGGACAACTGGGTGAACCTGGGATTTGACGGCGGGTTCACGGGGCCAACGCTGCCGCACTACCCGTTGGGTTGGACGCCGGATGCAACGTTTGCGCCGGGCGGGACGGATGAAGAGAACTTTGTGGTGTGGGGCGCGGCGTACTCAATCGTGGGGAATGGATCGACCGGAACACGCGGATTGATGACGCAGGGCGCGGTGCAGGATTCGCTGGGGGCGCCGCTGATTCAGACGAACACGGATTACACGGTGCGAGCGCGGTGCGCGCGGAATGGAACGCTGGCGCAAGGGACACTGCACGTGCACTTATACAGCGCGAGCGGCGGGATTAATACGTCCGGATTGCAGTTGACGGCGAGCCAGCTGACGGCGAGCTACGTGGAATACAGCGCGGAATTGACCGCACCGCTGGGAACAATTCCCAGCGACCTG